CAGGATATTTCCTTTCGGATAACAATACCCCGTTGTCTGTCAGGTTCTATTCTTGAGAATCAAATCTAACTCATTGTATTAGTAATATTAATTAGTCATCGGTCCTATATGGACTTAGACCGTATATTATAAAATACAATGGAGGCCGTTTTGGTTTAAGGAAGCTACTCCTCTCAAAAAATGCACATTATCACCGAAGTAATAACGATGATTTTGTTTAAAACTTTCCTGTTTTGAAGTCTAGTCAACTTCAACACTTGGTTTCATCTGAAACCGTTACATTCCAGATTTTCAACTCAACACACAAGCAGCGTTTTACAGCTGGGCGTAAGCAAAGTAAAAATTTGAATGACCGGGAAGAGTTCGTCCCTAAGAACAAAACAAAACCCCATAAGTCTGCTAATACATTTCAACAGAAATGTATAAAACAGATTCATGGATTTGAAAGCTGTTTATCGGTTTGGATCTCAAAATCTTTTCCAAGATTTTTGGATGAAAAACCGGTAAATACTGACAAATTATTTAAATTCTTCAATCAATTCGATTTAGTCGATATGGTTAAGGTATTTAAATACATTCTTTGTTACAATTTCTCTATACACCAGGAACAAGAAATCCCTGATGGTAAAGAAGAGTGGAAAATAGACATTACGTATTTTCTTAGTAAGAGAGCCACATCGTATGTAAATACGATGGAACGATCTGGTAAGAAAAACCGTAAAGTGCGTTTTCGTGACGTCTTCTGGTGGAATCTCCTTCAGTGTAAAGTACTATCTAGTACAGTACCTAAGGATTTCATCCAGAAAGCCTACGAAAAACATCACACCGCAATGTCCACTCCTCCTTCTATAACCATCTCTGATGAACTTCTAGATGATATTAGAGAATTTGTAAAACCTTGGATTCAATCCGTGGTTTCCAGCTACCGAGGTATTACTAAACTACCAACTACTCACGCAAGTTTTGAAAACAAACGTGATGAAGGAGGTATTAAGAAATCCCTCGATAGTCAGATCAAGGTTAGGGCCTTTCAAAGTGACTTTCCCCAAGTTCATATTGAACCTGTGGTTATCCACTTAGAAGGACCACCTGGATCCGGGAAATCCAGATCTATCGAGAAGATCGCCCGTGCTCTTTGTAGCAAGTTCGGTTATGATCCTGATCATTTTCGTGATCAGTGTTATTACCGCTCTGCCGCGACCAAGCACTGGGATGGATATAGAGGTCAACTGATTTCAGTTTTAGACGACTTTGGCTATGCTACACCAGATTCTGGTGATCATAGACAAGAGTTACTACAACTAGTGTCAGATTGTGACTATGTCCTTCCTATGGCTAATCTTAAAGACAAGGGTAAGCTTTTTC